CAAAATAAATTACATTTCAACCCTAATGTTATGAGAGAAAGGGAAACAGGTATGAAACCAAAAAGGCAAATATTACCCAAAATATACACTCGGACAACAGAACAGATATGTCGTTGGAACCTAAGGTTAGATAAAGATTTAAAGAATAGTGTATAATAGATTGTAATGATTACTCAGTCTCAACAATTATTGTTAAATTCTCTCAATAAATTTTACAGTGTTTCTAATAACGCGGACAAATTGCTAGATGTTATACACCACAGAAAGGGGGTGTCCTTGCGGAACATTGAGTGGTTTATAACGAACTACGCTAAATCAAATCAGACAAGGTATAAAACGAGAGATGGTAAAGACTTTCCTGTTCATATCCAATACAAGGCATCCTTGGATGGATACAGCAAACGCGCATTTGACCCATTTTGTAGGACCGAGAGGATTGATTTTACTCTACACGATAAGGAAACAATTTCTACAACGGTTAGTCAATTAAACTTTCTCAGGTGGTGTATTGTCAATGATATAATCAGTTATATTGAAAACAATAAACACATCCTTAAGAAGTAGGGAATTGTGGTAAAAAATTAGGCCTCATAGCCGTATCTTGTTGTGTCTTTTGACATGCGGGACAATCATGTTTAAACATAGGTGGGAATGAGTGATTATGTTGCACATCTGAAACAATCTGTATAGGTTCCACAGATTTTTTCTGATGAATATGAGTTAAACAATACCCATCTGTCTTGGATCTCCTAGAGCACCTCTTTCCACCTTTTAGAAGACCTTGGCACCTATCATCTCCCTCATCACCCGTTGGCATATCCCTAAGGAGAATTCGTAAAGGAATTCCATGAACTGCTGATATCTTTTCAGCATATTTGGTAAGTCTTTGGGTCATTCGTCTCTCAACCTCCCCATCGACGAGTCTTTCAAGCTCATCAAATACTGTCATGTCTTACTATTCATTAGCTCCCATTTTTTAAATATATCTAACACGCTCGGTTGGTTTTTATCTGGGGCTAACTTCTTTCTCCCTCTAACCTTCTTAATAATCAAATCTCCAAATATATCTTCCTTTGGGTTCTCAACCAGAGGCTCTATAAGGTCACAAATTGGATTCAAATATTTTTTATCAAAATAGTACCGATAGTCAATGGGTAGATTATGCTCTTTAACCCAAACAGGGTCTTCTGATTTCTCATAACCCTTGGCGCGAGGGTCCCCTGTATCAACCAATAAATACGGAATTCTATCTCCAGATTGTGGTTCTGAACCAGGGCGACGCTCCCTCATCTTATCCCTAACTGCAACATGTGGTAAATTATTATTTTTGTATTTATCACCCAGTTGTTGGGACAATAAAAGTTTTTCATTCTCAACAGAACCATCTAAAAGTTCAACTGCCCTCTGATGCGCTAAAGCTTTAGCTGGCTCTGGGTCATCTGTTGATAATAGAACATCCAACAACTCTTTACATACTTCCCTAACATATGGTGTATTATCACGGCGCACAACTTGAAGACCCTTGATGTCAATGTAATCCATATTCATTTTATCGTCCTTGCCCTTAGTCCATAGTTTAGCCGCATAACGCTTCTTTGAATAAAGGAAGTAAGGACAATACACTTTCTCAAGTTCAAGGTTATTTGGGGCTTTGAATAATTTTGTGCATTCATTCGCAGCTCTCTCACCCAACTCCCAACTGTATGCAATCGCATCTTCACCAGTTCTATCACCCACATCAAACTCAACCATTACAGAATCTGTGTTATGAACCACAATCTCACCAGGTCCAACATGAAAATGATGAGACTTTGTAGTTAGGTCATACACATACTGCTCGGTTTCACCCATATATTCAATAGATTTAATCGTTTTTGCGTTGTTTTTATTGTTTCCAAACTCAATACAATAACGACCATTTTTGTAATAAAAAATCATTGGGTGTTTGGAACGGCGACACAATAAATACATTTCGGCACATTTGACCTTTGAATCAAATTCAAAATAGAGATTCTCTGAAAAAAAACCAAAAATAAAATGATCCACATACTCATCTGGACCATTCAAAATCATTGAAGACACATGGTCTATCTCACCCCGTGCGTAGTATTTACCCATCATTTCAATGGACTTAGTGTCCAAATCAACTGGTATATTGGGATACTTAATCTTTGAACTATCTGCATGAAGTAGCTCAGAACCAATATTCAAATCAATTGGTTTAATTATAGTAGCATGTTTATCCAAAAGACTATGATCTTCTGTAACATCAACAATACCCAAACCAGTTGAGACGCGATACATCTTCTTTGTGGTTTTGTGTCTAATTGCCCGTTCAATAGGTGTCCAACCTTTTTCAGTCCATACATCTAAACCTTCTGTCATACCATATTCCTTGTCCTCATATGTAAAATACTTTGAACAAAGTTTCTGAATTTCAACACAAGAAATGATACCATTTTTGCGGATTACAATAGGAGTATCTCCTGAGACTGAATCACCGTACCGAACTTTTGAACCAGGGAAGTTCTTTTCTACATAGTTCTTAGTCATATCAATCATAGACCTTCCCATGAGGGTGACTGAAGAAGCAATTGGCACACATGGGAGCATCCCCCGTCCAGCTCCTGTGAATCCGTAGACACTATTCATACTTACTTTATACGCGAGTTGTTTTCCGTTGTAGACCTCTTTCATGTGCCCTGAGACTGCTGCCATATCTCGCTTTGCTTGTTTCCTGAACATCTTCAGCTCCTTAAGAATACTCGGAAGAAGGGAATCAACATTCTGAGCAAATTTATATGTAATGTCGCCAACTTTAAAAGACTCATACTCTACTCCTGGTATATTCTCATATTTTGGATCCATCACCAATGACGAATAACATAGGTTATGAGCCATCATAATACTAGGGTATAGACCTTCAAAGTCTAGGGCAGTGATAGGACGATAATAAGCTCCTTTATGGGCTTCCAAAACTGTTGCACCCACATATGACGCTTCTGGTTCTTGTCCGTGTCTTATAACTGGAATAATAAAACCTAGTTCCTTGGCTTTTTTAGCAAGCTGTGAAAATACTTTGATTTGCTGACCTCTTTCTGATAGGTAATCAATAGGAACCCAAGTTGCCTTAGCCATCTCTAACAAGTTTGTGAGAATACAAAGTTTTTTGTCAAGTTTGATTGGTAAAAGGGTATCTTGAATACAGTATTCAGCAACTTCTCGTAACTTAACTGGGTCTTCCTCAACAAAACGAGCAAACATTTCTTTTGCTGGCATATCAATCTTTTCCTCACCATTAAGGTAAAGCTTGGATACAGAGTTAAGTTTATAAGAATCAAGTTTGTATCCCTTTTTGACCTCAAAAAACATATCAAAAATAAATCTACCTGGCATTTTGAGGAGTTTTAATTCGTTGTGACCCAGTGCACTTGATGATAGATTTTTTTCTACAATCTTACTGTGATGATCTTTCAGTTTACCTAAATTGAAGAAACTACGGGGGCACCCACATACAACACCCCTAGTATAAATGTAGTTCATATCAAAACCAAATAAGTTCCACCCCGTTATTGTATCCACATCATGGCGAAATAAAAACTCTCTAAAACCAATTAACAATTCCTTTTCAGTATTGTAATTGATAATATGAGAACCTTCTAAGTCTGTATCAGTGTTCTTGTAACATAAACAAGTCTTGTTGTATGGCTCTGTTTCCCCGTACTTAATGAGCGAAATGGCTATTTGGAATACACTATCTCCCTCAATATCTGGGTCGGGGAATTTACCAGTAGAGCTATTACATTCAATATCCAGGGAAGCGTATATGAAAGGTGCTACATCGTCTTTGTCCACACCCTTGAGTTTCTTCCAATCGGTACAAAATAAATCAATATCTGTGTGTGCGTATCCACCTTGAATACACGATTGAGAAGCATCAATCCAACCAGTTGATTTTATACCAGTTAAGTGCATAAATCGAAGCATTGGCTCTAGATTTGATTCATACACTTTTCTTGGTCTGAATTCATCAGGAAGAGCTCTTCTTAAAATACTATTGACATATTTACAAGATTTGAGAGATTTGAAAAAGAGTTTAATGAAAGTGGATTTTTTGCCGTTTTGGAAACCCCAAACATCTGTAGCTTGGGACATAGCAAATCTTTCCGGACACCCAGGACATATCTTTTTCAATTTATTAAACAAAACTTGAGCTCCATTTCTCCCCTCGTTTTCTTTGAGTTTGACATAGAAAAATGGTTCAAATTTTGTGGATACACATACAGACGCTCCATCTTCTGTTCTACCAAAGATGCTTATAATATGAACATCATCCTCATCCCTAGCTTCCCAGGTAAGCGCCTGAAATGTCACCATGCTTACTATAAGATGGATTGAAATTTTTAAGCGAAAATAAAATGTAAAGAATTAATAAATGTCAGCTTTAATAAGCCTCGTTTCCAAGGGAATCCAGGATGCGTATATAACAGGGGACCCCCAAGTGTCATTTTTTAGACAAAACTATAAACGCCATACAAATTTTTCCCTTAAGCCAGAGCGTATTGATTACATCGGTTCTTTCACAGGAAATTCAGAAGTTACAATTCCAATCAAGTCCAAGGGTGATTTGTTGACTTACATTTGGATTGAAGCCGATTCCATTGCTTCAGCTGAAGAAAACAGCAATGGTTTCTTTAGTTCTAACACAACACCAAGTGAATTTACTTTGATGATCGGAGGTCAACCAGTTGTTACCATGGATTCCTTGTATATTCAAGGTGTTCACAATATTTTGTACAATGAAACCCAGGCTCAATCTTCCATGTCTGTGACATCCAACAAGGTTTCAGAAAACGCAAAAAGTAGCAGTGGTAATGGAGACAGCTATGTGATTCCATTCTTTTTCTCACAAGATTGGACTAAGGCTCTCCCACTAGCTGCTTTGCAATTCCACGAAGTTGAAGTCCGAGTTAAGTGTCGCCCAGGCTTGCTCACTGGATCCACACCAAAAGTATACGCTATGTATGCCTATTTGGACACAGATGAACGAAAGTTCCTCACAGAACAACCACATGAAATCCTTATTACACAAGTTCAACACCAACCAGCGAGTTCAAACCTAGACACAGAATTTGACTTGACTTACTTCAATCACCCAGTGAAGGCTGTCCACTATGTGTCTGGTAAACAAGATGATTACTCCGCATCTTGGGACACTTCTTTCACCTTCAATGATTCTTCTCTCTACATCAACGGTACAGCTCTATTTGAAGGAACCACACCAGAATACCACCACACAGTTGTTCCAAAGATGCACTGCCAATCTCTTCCAGCGGACTGCCTACATTCCGCACCAGTTTTCACATGGCCTTTCTGCCTC